CAGGTAACAAACAAGCAGGTGGCGACAACGCTATCTATCCACACTGGAACATTGCAGAAGGTTCCACAACTCGTATCCGATTCATACCCGACGGCAATACCAAGAATTCATTCTTTTGGGCCGAACGTGCAATGATCCGTTTGCCTTTTGCTGGCGTAAAAGGTCAATCAGATTCAAAACCAGTAGTAGTACAGGTTCCTTGTATGGAAATGTACGGCGAAGCCTGCCCAATCTTGGCAGAAGTACGTCCTTGGTTCAAAGACCCAAGTTTAGAAGAAATGGGTCGTAAATATTGGAAAAAGAAAAGCTACTTGTTCCAAGGCTTTGTACGTGAGAACGCACTGAGCGATGACAAGACTCCAGCTAATCCAATCCGTCGCTTTACAATCAGTCCACAAATCTTTAATATTATTAAAGCAGCCTTGATGGATCCAGAAATGGAAGAATTGCCAACAGATTATCAATCTGGTTTAGATTTTCAGATTGTTAAAACTTCCAAAGGTGGCTATGCTGACTACAGCACAAGCAAATGGTCACGTAAAGAATCTGCATTGACAGCAGAAGAACAAGCCGCAATTGACGAACACGGTTTGTTTAACTTGTCAGACTTCTTGCCTAAGAAGCCAAGCGAAGTAGAACTCAAGGTTCTAAAAGAAATGTTTGAAGCATCTGTAGATGGTCAACCATACGATGCAGACAAATGGGGTGCCTATTACAAACCATACGGTTTGGATACACCCAACGCAGCTCCTAAAGCAGAAGATGCTCCGGCAGCCGCAGTAGCCGCAGAACCAGCAGAAGAAGATGATACTCCAGCCCCAACAGCGCCAGTATCAACACCAGCCGCTGAAGTAGCACCAAGTAGCAAACGTGCCGAAGATATTTTGGCAATGATTCGCAATCGTAGTAAGCAATAATCTTTCCTGATTAGGGTGTGGGGGCTTCGGCTCCCACTTCTTGCTTATGTTATCATACATAGATCCTGTACTATTTCCAGACGAGTGTGAGATACTTGAGGTATCTGCCAACAACTACGTCTATCCTATTTTTAAAAACGGTTCTAGCGGACTTCGAGAAAAAGCCTTGCGTACACTTAGCGCAGAGCAGACCAGTCGAGTTGGCTGTGTAACAGTATATTTGCGTGATCCGTTTGAACGTTATATTTCGGGAGTACAAACTTATCTTGCGTACCATCCTGAGTTTGATCGATTGACCACTTTATCCTTGATAGAACAATATTTGTTTTTGGATCGTCATTTTGCCTTACAGTTTCATTGGATTGTGAATCTAGCTAGACACACCAAAAATATCTGGATGACTTTTAGATCCACAGCCGAACTAGATACGGCCATTGGCGAAACCTGGAACACCCTGGCCAGAGATCAGGCCTTGATAGATCGATTTCAAGATCATAAACGACTTTGGTTTTACCTACAGTTAGACAAGATATTGTTTGAGGACCTTAGAGATCAAACAGTTACATTTTCCATGATCACTGATCTAATACGAACTAAATATCCGCAACTATACGAAGAAACAATTAAAAGAAGCCAAGACCTATGCGCTGTCCTAGACTAGATCATTTTGTACGCTTTAACCATAACGGAACAGTAAGTCGCTGTGGCCATATGGTCAATCCTGCACAATTCAACACATTAGAAGAGATGGATTCTAGCTCTTGGTTGCAAACGGTCAAGGATCAATTTGCACAAGGTCACTGGCCAAGTGAATGTGTGCGTTGCGAGGAACTTGAAGCAGAAGGCCCAAACAGTATACGTATACACGCACTGGCAGTTGACGCACTGGAAACACAACCAGATTACTTGCAGGTGGGCGGAGTACTTGACAATGTATGTAATAGTGCTTGTATGACTTGCCACGAAGGTCTAAGTACCAAGATTGGCAGTTTAAAAAGTCGAGAGTATACTATTGTAGACAACACACGAGGATTTTGGGCATTGCCACAAGATCGTATTCGACATTTAGACTTGAATGGTGGTGAACCCAGTCACAGTAAAAACTACAAAGCGGTGTTGGCCAACTTGCCTCCAAATGTAAAAACTATCAGATTGAATACAAACTGTAGTACAGTATTGACAGAGTTGGTAGAGTTTGTTGATCGTGGCATTGATGTAACAGTTACAGTCAGCTTTGATGGAATCCGGGACGTACACGATTTTGTACGTTGGCCCATCAAGTGGGACAAATTTTACGCCAACCTAATGGAATATCGACGTATGCCTGTTCGATTGAATCTATGGACCACAGTGAGTCGATTGAATGTGGCACAGTTACCAGAGATCATTGCATTTGCTAGACTACACGGCATTGATCACGAGTATGCATACCTAAAACATCCTGCGGTACTTGACGTCAACAATACTGACGAGGTGGCCTTAGAAACATACGTACAAGAACAAAAACAACTACGAGGTATTGAGTGAAGATAGCAATTACAGGACATACTGCTGGCATTGGCGCCGCACTTGCTGAAGCATTTTACGGTGAAGAGATTGTGGGACTGAGCCGCCGCACAGGACACAACATTCGCAACGTATCTAAGACGGCTGATCAAATTGAACCTTGCGACCTGTTTGTCAGTAATGCCCAGGCCGGCTTTGCACAAACAGAATTGCTGTTTGAAATGCATCGTCGTTGGGCAGACTTAGACAAACGTATTTGGGTCATTAGTACCATGATGACACAGCAACCATTTAGCACAGTAGAAGGTATGGATGAATATCGCATACAAAAGATCAGTCTAGAACAGGCGGCACATCAGCTGAGATACAAAACACCACGTGGTCCACATATCACAGTCGTTAGACCTGGTTGGATAGCCACACAACCTGGCACCACTAGTCCACCAGCTGCTGATCCCGCAACGTGGGCTAGAATATTAGTACAAACATTTAGAATGGCTGAAGCTAACAATCTAGCCATTGCCGATATTAGCCTGGGTCCAAAGATATGACACCCAAAGACGTACTAACCAATCCTGCATTTTGCCCCATGCCTTGGACCGGGCTTATGTACAACTTTGATGGTGACGTCAAAAACTGTATTCGTAGTGCTGGCAAGCTGGGCAACATCAGAGACAACAGCATTGAACAGATCCTAATGGGTCCAACCAATATGCACACACAGTTTAATATGATCAATCGTGAGCCAGGCCCAACCTGTTCGCCTTGCTACGACTTGGATCAAGGCAAACGCGGTTTTGAACACATCAGCGATCGTGTGTTTTACATACGTGAACTCAAAGAAGTTCCAACCACTACCTACACAGAACAAAACTTTGATCTACAAACCATTGATGTGCGTTGGACCAACCTGTGTAATTTTGCCTGTACCTATTGTGGTCCTAAATTTAGCAGTCGTTGGGCCGAAGAATTACGAATCCACCCTGCAACACCTACAGACGAGCAACGTGCAGAATTCAAACAGTATATCCTGGATCGTGCGCCTGGTCTTAAACACGTGTATATGGCCGGTGGCGAGCCTTTGTTGATGAAGGAAAATTTAGAGTTATTGGACCTGTTAGATCCCAACGTCAATCTACGTATCAACACAAATTTAAGCAAAGTGGATACTAGAGTATTTGAACGTATATGTGAGTTCAAGAATGTACACTGGATTGTCAGCATTGACTCAATTGAGGAAGAATTTGAATATATACGGTATGGCGGCCGTTGGCGAGACTTTTTAGACAATTTAAGAACAATCAAGCAACTCAATCATAAAATATCATTCAATATGCTACACTTTTCGTTAAACTATTTGAGCATATTTGAGTGCATATACTATCTAAAAGGGTTGGGTTTCCATAACAACAGTTTTGTCGTTGGTCCATTACTAACACCAGAATACCTAAACATTAGACATTTACCAAAAGATATGTTAAAATCAGTAGAACTGAAATTACAATATCATATCGCTGAACGACCAGGATATCTATTGGAAGATGGATTACGCAATATGCTGAACTATATACAACAACCGTTTGAAGCCAACATTGAGCAGAGTCTCAAAGAAATTGCTGAACTGGATCAGCGTAGAGGTATAAGTAGTCAAGCAGTATTCAAAAGTTTTTATCATTTTATCAAGGAAAATCATCATGGCTAAACCATTTGACGTAAGTAAATTTCGCAAGAGCATTACAAAAAGCATCGACGGCATCAGCGTCGGCTTTACAGATCCCACAGACTGGATCTCAACAAACAACTACGCATTGAACTATCTTATCTCGGGAGACTTTAACAAAGGTGTTCCACTAGGCAAGGTTACTGTGTTTGCTGGAGAATCTGGCGCAGGTAAAAGTTTTATCTGTTCGGGTAACTTAGTGGCCAACGCACAAAAGCAAGGCATTTATGTTATCCTAGTAGATAGCGAAAACGCACTTGATGAAAAATGGTTACACGCACTCAATGTTGACACTAGCGAAGACAAGCTTCTTAAACTAAATATGGCTATGATCGACGATGTGGGCAAAATGATCAGCGAGTTTGTTAAAGAATACAAAACACTTCCTGAACTAGAGCGTCCTAAAGTGTTGTTTGTGGTTGACTCGTTGGGTATGTTGCTAACACCAACCGATGTTAATCAATTTGAAGCAGGCGATATGAAGGGCGATATGGGTCGTAAGCCTAAAGCACTTGCCGCACTGGTTCGTAACTGTGTCAATATGTTTGGTAGCTTGAACATTGGTCTAGTAACAACAGCACACACATACGCATCACAGGATATGTTTGATCCTGATGACAAAATCAGCGGTGGACAGGGTTTTATCTACGCTTCCTCTATCGTTGTGGCAATGCGTAAGTTAAAGCTAAAAGAAGATGAAGATGGCAACAAGATCTCAGAAGTCAAAGGTATCCGTGCCGCTTGTAAGATCATGAAAACACGCTATGCCAAACCTTTTGAAAGTGTACAGGTCAAGATTCCTTATGAAGAAGGTATGAATCCGTACTCAGGTCTAGTTGATCTGTTTGAAGGCAAAGACCTACTGAAGAAAGAAGGCAACAGTTTGGTTTATACAATGGCCACTGGTGAAATTATCAAACAGTTCCGTAAGGCCTGGGAACGCAATGAAAATGGTTCGCTCGATCGTGCCATGGCCGACTTTGTTGCTAACCCGCACCAAAAACAGGCTGATGTGGATGATCTCGACGCTGAGGTGGCAGCCATTGTCGAAGACAAACCAAAGAAGTCTAAAAAAGAGGAAACAGTAGAATGAGCATCGATGTAGAAGTTCTAATTGAAACATACACTATTTTAAAACAATATATTCCCAGCAAAGATCGCCAGGAAGCTGCCGACAATCTAATGAGTGTGGTCGTTGATATGTTAAGCGATCAAGAACTCAAAGAGTTTGGTACTGCTGACAACACGTTAAAAAAGGCTCTCAAAGAATACGCTGCCGATGAACCCGACGAGGATGCGGAAGACGAAGATGGCGATTGGTAACAGCGGCATAGTCACTGACGTTTTTGGTCGTACGGAAGTAGAATTTCTATTAGATCGACTGTCACAGTTACCACGCGAGCATCTATATCATACTGCTATCACACAAGATCATATCTTACACTCGTGGTTTGATAAAAAAGTGTTCAGTCGTCTGCGAGAATTGACTGACGAGCCAATTAGGTTGTTGTTTGGAGGTCTTATCAACGAAGAAATTCCTCAACGATTGCATTCTGACTATTACTACAAAAGTGTTGGAGAACCGTACAAAGCATTTTTAATACCAATCAGTATAGAAAATCAGTTTGAAGGATTTGAACGTGTGCATACCATTACGTTCAATGAGCTGGATACTTTTGTAGACTCAGCTGATCCTGTGCGTAAAATGTGGAAACGAGTAGAATGGATGCAAAACAGAACACCAAAACAAAACAATGCACTGGAATACTTTGATCAGCACCTGAGTCATTTAAATACCGATGATCTAGAGTGTTTGACTGTGGAGCAAGTGGTTCCGTGGCAAATGGGTAGTGTGGTATACTGGAACGAAAAGCAATTACATTGTAGCGATAATTTTGTAAAAAATGGAATTACATCAAAACAGGCGATAGTGGTACACACTTATGTTCTATAATAGAATCGTAGCAGACTTGGGGGCCTTGCCCGACTTTATCAACTACTATGAAGGCGAGCTTATTGCGGCCAAGGCTGACATCAAAATACAAGGTCGTGTAGAAAAAGAACTGGCAGACCTGCCCGGCCAAAGTGAACATCGTTTTAATCAGCTACAAGAAATTGAAGCAGTCTTGGAATTTCTCAACATACAACTGCGTAAAATACGTCGTAAACATTTTCAAAAGTACCTGGAAGCATATCAACGTGCTTTGACCAGTAGAGATGCTGAAAAGTATGTGGATGGCGAAGACGAAGTGATTGATTTTGAAACCTTGATCAATGAAGTGGCCTTGCTGCGTAACAAGTGGCTAGGTGTAATGAAAGGTGTTGAATCAAAGAACTTTATGCTGGGACACGTGGTACGACTACGCACAGCCGGAATGGAAGATATTGTAGTATGACCGATTGGAAAGTTCGTGCCGATCAATTGATAGAAGAATTTAATTTATGCATCAAAGCCAAACCCAGGCACAATGCCATAAACATACAATTGGAAAAAGATAGTGTGGCCAAATTTGCTCATCATCTTAATAGACAACGTGGATGGGGTTCGGATCGTGAAATAGCTGAAGCTTGTCTTCAGCTGGAACCAAGATTAAAACAATTAAAAGAAAAATTAGTAATGGAGATATTGACAAATGGCCCTGTTTAAAAACGCATACGCTAGCCACGAGCACAGTTTAGAAGTATTAAATCTTATCTACGGATATGACAGCTTTCTTGACAGTTTAAAAACTGTAGCTGATATGGGCTGCGGTGCCGGCCTTGACAGTGAGTGGTGGGTCACACTAGAAACACGTGACGATCCGCCGGAGCCACGCAACTATACAGTATACGGAGTGGACACCGACATATACAAAATTGATCAGCACATGATCGAAAGCAATCCTAATTTTAGTCGTATAGAGGCCGACTTTGAAACAGTGGTACTACCTAAAAAAGCTGATTTGATATGGAGCCACGACACATTACAATATGCCAAAAATCCCCTGGCCTGTTTAAAACACTGGAACAGCCAAATGAATCCCAATGGTATGCTGATGTTGAGCGTGCCACAAACAACCTATGTTCACAGAAACAGATTGACCATAGAAAATCACAGCAATCAATATTACAGTTTTAACATATTGAATCTTATCTATATGTTGGCCGTAAGTGGGTTTGACTGCAGAGATGCTTACTTCTATCGCAAACAGAACACGCCTTGGTTGTATGCGGCAGTATATGCTACCAATACCAAACTGCCGGAGAACCCGACCTGGCACGACCTGGCCGAAAAGAATCTGGTCAATGACAGTATTATCAATAGTGTAAACAAATATGGCTATGCCAAAATTGAAGAACTGATAGTGTGTTGGTTAGATAAAGAAAATTATAGAATTACAAACTGATGAAAATAGTTATTGCTACAGGTGGATTTGATCCCATACACTCGGGGCACATTGCCTACATACAAGAATCTGCAAAATTAGGCGATATGTTAATTGTTGGTCTCAACAGTGACGCCTGGTTGACTCGTAAAAAAGGTCGGGCCTTTATGCCCTGGCAAGAACGTGCTGTGGTCTTGGCCAATATGAAATCAGTTACCAGAGTTGAACACTTCAACGACAGTGATGGATCAGCACGTGATTTATTAACATTAATAAAACGTCAATTTCCTTACGCCGAAATAGTATTTGCCAATGGTGGCGACAGAACAGATAAAAATATTCCTGAAATGGATGTTGCCGGGGTAGAATTTGTGTTTGGAGTTGGCGGAGAAAACAAAGCCAATTCCAGCAGTTGGATCTTAGAAGAATGGAAAGCACCTCGTACAGAACGCCCTTGGGGTTACTATCGTGTGCTACACGAAGTGTCGGGTACCAAGGTCAAAGAG